TTACCGCCCGTTACCGCTGCCGTTACCGCTCTGTTCTCGGCCCTTCAACCGAGCGTCTGCGAAGCGGTCTGCTGCTTCTTCTGTTGCACGATCGTAAACCGCTGATGTCGTGCGCGTTCCACTGTGGCCGGCAACCTTTGCGGCGTCGTCGGTTGTTGCACCAGATGCCCTGCCCTCAGTGATTCCGGAGGCCCTAAGATCGCGAGCCCACGCCTTTGGATCGATGCCAGCGGCTTCCCTATCCTCTGCCCATCGGTCTGTGATGGCCCGGGAGTTGTAGGGCAGGCCTGTGGTCTCTGAGACGATCATGGGACCTGTGCGCTTGTCGAGGGGCCAATGGGCCATTTCTTCCAACACCATCGGTGCCTTCGACAACGGATATGCGATCGACTTGCCTGACGTGTTCGCGGTCTTCGATGGGGTGAACTTCAACAAAAGATTCTCGTCGACATTCTCCCATCGCAGACCAAACCATTTCAATCCAGCCTGAACGTCAAGCACGTCTGAGACACCATCCATGTCGATAGCCCACCACTGGCCGGCAACATCCCAAAGCCGCAGCGTTGTCTCGTAGACCAAAGCGTATAAGAGTGCCGAGGATGGCCTGCCAGCAGCGTGCGCTGCTTTTCTGGCCGCAATGGCTTCCGCGGCTGTAAGAACCGTCTCACGACGCTTTGGCTGCGGCAATCCCGATCGGGCGGTCTTTAGGATTTCACGCAGTTGAATGCATCCGTCAAAACGGCGCAGGATGCCATGGCGCACTGCCGCCTCAAGGATGGCTCGGCAAGTCGCTGCTGCCGCAAGGTGCCTGTCTCCATCACTCCAGATTTTGTGCCAGCGAATCACATCAATGCCCATTATGGAATCGACGCGCCGCGGACCTATGTGCTCCTCGAGCTTGGTAAGGTAATGTTTGTACGGGACAAGCGAACCAGGTTTTAGCTTGTGAAAAGCGCTTTCCTCATCTCGTTGGTAGGTCGAGAACAGTGAGCGAAGCGTGCCATCGAAGGCGAGCGGGTCGTGGCGATATCCTGTCCGCCATAGCAGCATATCCGCCTGAAGTGCATTGCACTTGGCTACTAGCATTTCTGGACTGTCTTGTATGAATGAGAGATTGACGGTCTTTGGACTATAGCCGCGCTTAACATCCGCCTCGTCGGCAACCCAAACGGGTACGTGACCAGACGCACGCTTCATCCATTTAAGACCTACTGCTTTCGGCCTTTCCATTCGCCCTCCCCTCGATCAGGCATTCCGCCAGATCCAACCGTGATCCCAAGATAGCTCTGATAAAAAACACGCACGAGCGGAACGGCGCGCCCGCCGTGAAAAGCGTCGATCTGCGGGAAGCCAGGCTTCTCTGATATCGTCGGCAATCGTTCCTTTAGCCAGCGTGGTGCGGCTTCCTTGCCTACGATAGCCTCTGCAATTGCCGCGTCGCTGGCGAATAGCGGAAGGCGGGCAAACGGGTCGTTGTCATTTTCAGCGCGCATAGCCGCCTCCTCTTCTGGTGTTTAGTTTCTGCCAATCCAGCACGCACACAACCAACGCCGCTGCCAACGGGGAAACCGAATCTATGACCTCTATAGTGTTAGCAGATCAAAAAATAAGGACCGCTGGTGGTTCAGCGGCCCCTATTGGCGACTCGTGAAGTATTCGAAACTTCGACCTATCGGGTAGAAACCGATCGCTCTATCCGGCTGAGCTAACGAGCCATGTAATGTGGGTGGCCACCCGTTTTAGCGTCTTCTTCTAGTCTGGGCTCTTCTCATGTGGTTCTCCTTGGTTGACCATCTTGGGAGGATGGGCTGTGGTGGCTATTCGGCTGCGATCAAATACGGTGGCTTGGCGCCGATCGCGGCAAACTCTTCGTTGTTAAGGCGCGTCCACTCAATTGAGATGGCCCGCAGGAAGTCAGGAGCTTGAGTTTCCCACACTTCCCTGTCCTCGGCGTAGTAGAGCGCCAGCCGCAACTTAGCTGCGATGTCGCTGTAGTCCTTTGCGGGTGTGGAAAGGATTGTCTCGTCCAAAAGGGAGACCGTATTCATCAGCGAGTCCATGACGGCGTCTGGATATCCAGCGGGGTCGCAGGCAGCAGTCATCAGGACCGCGCGCTGGTGGAAGATTTGTGCGAGTGGAATGCCGTGCTGTCTGTCAGTGTCGTTGGTCATTTCAATCTCCTTGGTTGCTGTTAAGGTCTATAACACTAACCGTAAGGGTTATTTTTGTAACCGTCAAGGGCAAATATAACCGTGTCGGTTATTTTTATTGCCGTGAGGTTCATCCTGCTTTATGTAAAGGATATGATTACGAGCGCTCAGATAAGGGCAGCCAGGGCACTTATTGGCTGGAAACAAACGGATTTGGCGAAGGCTGCATCCGTATCTGAGATGAGCATCAAAAATATTGAGCGAGGTGACACGGATCCTCGCGTGAGCACCATGCAAGCCATCCAAGCTGCACTCGAGACTGCCGGCGTAATCTTCGTTCCTGAGAATGGTGAGGGTGTTGGCGTGCGTCTCAAGAAAGAACGGCAGCCTTGAACATCCATCCCGGCTACGACTGAACGGGCGCAGAGCCCGTCAACAGAAGAGAATCCGCGCGGTTGCTGTGGTTATCTCTGCCCTCATCGCGATCGTTCTGGTCGTGGCATTAGCCACGGCTTTGATTTCGGTTATCGCATAGGTTGGAAACGAGAGAACTGAATCCAACTATTTTGCAATATAGTTGTGAATATAAGTCGACCTATTGGACTATAGCGCCCTCCCCCGCTTAGCCTCGGTCATATGAAAAACCTAAGCTACGATTCAAAGCCCCAGTCGCTCAACACGCTGTTCTTCTTGATGGCGCAGTATGGGCCGATGGCAGTCATTCCGCTGGACCTGATTTGCCGTGATTACTTCAGCCACCTACCGCCAGATAAGTTCTTGCGGAAGGCTAGCCTCGGCGAACTACCCATTCCAATTATCCGAATGGAGGGCAGTCAGAAGTGCCACAAAGGCGTGCATATTCTGGACTTGGCTGGATACATAGACAGTCGCAGGGATGCGGCTACAAAAGAATATCACCAGATGCATGGGGTGGTGGGATGACTGCCAACAAACGCCTGCTTACTCGCCAAGAGGCCGCCGCCTATTGCGGTTTGAAGCCGTCTGCGTTCTCCGATTGGGTACGCCAGGGCACGATGCCGAAGCCGGTTCCTGGCACACGTCGTTGGGACAAGAGCGCGATCGATGCCAAGCTGGATACAATGGCGGGTATAGCCAAAAACGACAATGCGGAAACGCCGCTCCAAAAATGGCGACGTGAACACGATGCACGTCGAGCCAAATCATGACCCTACCCCCGATCTATACCCTCCACGAAGCAGCCGAAAAACTGCGGATGAAGCCCAATGCGCTGGGCCGCTTGGCACGCAGACAAGGTCTATGCTCAGCACATGGTCGAGACCTTTTCTTCAGCGAACAGGATCTGACTGATATTTGGGAAGTAATGAGGGTGGCCGCACGAGACAACATAAGACCCGCACACGTATTCCCGTCTGAAGCGAGACTGATGGAGAAACTGCGCAAACTCACAGCAAAGAAACCACGTCGACGCGCCGAGCGGTAATATACACTTGCGTTCCTCCGGGGGCGCACGCATAGATTGCATTCATCAAAGTGGGGAAATCAGAAGTGAAAACGTATCTCTATAAAGTAGCTACGCTTGCGGCTGCTTTGACTTGCTGTGCAACTGTTGCCGCATACGCTGATGATGACAGCGTAAATAGTGCTTACTACCTTTGCGCAGTGATGGACAAAACAGGCTTGGCTAGCGCGCCTTGTGAAGTGTCCGGATGGAATTCATCCGTAACCGCAACAATTGATATGAACAGCGACGAAGCACGTGACCTCTGCGGCAAAATTGCTGGCATGATGCGCGACAAAGGCAAGGCATTTCGCAGCGGGTGGACGTTCCAAATAAAGTCACCGTTCAGCGGACAAAACAGCATAGCGTATTGCAATCTGTGACTAGAGGAGTTGTCATATCGTGAATGAAGAAGACAAAACAGCGAATGCGCAAGTGCTCTGCGGCAAGTGTAAGGTTCCAATCCAAGGGCCGACCGAGCCGACCGAGGACAGTATTTTCAAATGTCCGGACTGCGGTGCAAGCGATACCCACGCCGACGTGATGAAGGAGGTTGGCGAGTACTTCCATGATACGACCGCACGGACGCTTCAATCTCACATGAAGAAGGCTGCCAGAAGCAGCAAAATGATCACTTACAAGGGTAAGGACGTGGCCGATCGAGAATACAAGTTCATATTAAGTACCATTTGAGATAATGGGGCTCAAAACCCTCCAGTATTCTTAGGACTCAAGCTGATCGCGGAGAACCGCGATTTACAGACCGTACAATGCATCTTGGGCAGCAAGTCCTTTGCCATGGCGCCGTGGTCGCGTCCAAGCTTCTCCGCAAGCTTCGCTAGATCGATAGAGACGTGACGGCCACATTTCTTGTTTCCGCAGTGCGCGGTCAGCGTGTAGCCATTGTCATCTATGAGCTCGCCGATCGTGTCTGTGATGCTGTGATTTGCCATGAGAACAAAATGAGAACAGATTCCCATCAGGTCAAGACCTCAAAGCAGTGGCTTAATAAATATTGACTATCGCAGATTGCGGAACGGAGTTGGGCTATCTACCGTTTCCACGCGATGGAAGAACGGCATTTTAAAGAAGTTCGCATCATGACAAGCCACCCAGGCCGGATGCGTGTCATCACATCGGCACTTCAAGCCGCAGAAATGGTTCTCACAGATTGGCCGATCGAAGAAAGCGAAATCCTATCTGCCACCAAGCACGCTCTACTGGCCTGCCTTGAGGGCAACTTGTCGCCAGGCTCGGCGCGCTTTGCTTTCATTCAGGCGGCCAAGGAAGCTGGAAACTATGTCGATGAGCCGGAACGTGGACCGCCGACGGGCAAGTCGTTCCGGTGGAACAAGAGCAAGCCGCGGCGCAGGGCTTAGTCGGGGCGTGCCTCACCTTTTGTTAACCATGCAGGCGCACCCTTTAACGGCTGACCATAGTGCCCACTGTGTCGGCACCCGGCCTCCTATCGTTGTTGTGCGTATGTGAAAGGCAGGCCGGGTACCTGAAGAAGGAGTGTGTTATATGCGTAAAAATTTGACGCAATTTTCAATTCTGGACGTGTTCACCATCATTTCTGGGATTGCATCGATGTCGGCTCTGTGCTGGTTTTTCGTGTCATAGCGCAGACGCTTCCATAAAGAACGCATCGACCTGCTCGACCGTGAAGCCCAGACCCGCGAATCCTTCCTGAAGCATTTCATCGGATCTCAGGAAGGTGCCGCTGTCAGCGTAGGCCGCTTGTGTGCGGATGTCCTGAGTGGCTATCCAAGCCTCAACCTGGCTCAGTAATCCAGCATCGATAAGCTGCAAGCGAAACTGCCTGCGTGACACGCGATCGGGAATGACAGGCTCGGGCGTATATTCGATCACGGCACCATCTTCGAACTTCCGCGCGCCCTGATACGTATAAAGCTCGATCCACTGTTCGTCTGTGATTTCGACAGCCTCAGGTGGAACACGATTGCCGTGAACTTCTTCAGAATAGAAACCTATCGGAAAGTTTTCATCGTTGAACGTTGCGACCATCATGATCAGTTTCCTAATGCGATGTAGCTGACAGCAATGCCGCCACCCAGGATCGGCGATTGCGCATTGAACCCCGACGGAGATGCGGCACCGAGGAGTGACAGATAGCGACCCGTTGATACACTTGCATCTACCGCTGTACACGCCCAACAGGCGCCCGGAAACGCGGTAGCAAATAACACCGTTGCGGTCCCCGTTGCGTTGGTCGTGACTACCACCGTCCCCCACTTGATGACTACTCCCGAAGGCAAGGTTTGCGAGCCTGCGCCGCCACCTGACGCTACTCCGCCCATGGTTGCGAACATCGCCGCCCCTGTTGTGTCATCTAATATTGATTTGGCGAACGTCGATATCCCAAGCGTTGTTTGCGCCGCTCCAGCGTTGGCATCGTCGAGGAGGGTTTTTGCGTAAGTAGAGACGCCAAGCGTCGTTAGCTGCGCGCTTGCATCGGCATCGTCGAGCAGAGCCCTACCAGCAGTCGTAAGATCAGCAAGAGCGGCTCCGGATGAGCCTGTAAGATAAGGCAGCTTATCGGCCGCTGGCGTGCCTGTGATATTGAGCGAGGCGCGCCCTGCGGCGGTTAGGTCGGTCAGCGCGGCAGTGGTGGATCCGTTGAAATAGGCAAGCTTATTAGCCGCTGGTGTCAAACTGAAGAACGATACGGCCCAATCCTTAAAATCGGCGAGTGCCATTGCGCCCGCACCGATGAAATAGGGGAATTTGTTAATGGCGCCGGTCAGCCCAGCGAAGGCCTGAAGATTTCCATTACCAAGCATCTCAATCAGCGCGCGTGCTGCCGCACTATACCTGCTGCCATCCGGTTGGTAGCGAATGGCATATGCCGACGCAGCAAGAGCTCCGCCAGTCCAGGCCTCTTGGAGGGTTATTTGCGTATTGCTGTCGACGGATAGGATAATCGCATCAAGGTTTTTGACCTTGAATGTGTCACCTGGCTGGATGTCAGCCGCGACCCACATGCTACTAACCCCAGTAACAACGGTGCCGCCCGCAGAGACCGATACAGTTCCTGCGCTATAGTCATTCTTAATCGCCATTACGCAGGCCTTTCAAAAGCTTTGCTGCTCGTTCGTCCTGGCGCGCCATTTCTTCGGCAGCGACCTTTTCGGATTTTCGCCAGGCAGCCGTGTCGGCCTCCCACTTCAGGTGCTCAGCGCATGGCTTGTCGGCCGCCGCGTTAACGTCGTTGATCATGTTGGATTCCTTGATTTTCAGCCGATCAATTCAAATTCGAAAGACTTTGAGCGGCAAGTTTTTACAGTTCGGTGGTGAGATTTGAGTGGGAGAACCAGCAAATGTCGCCTTGGAAAAAAAGTCCTGCAGAAGTCATAGAGTTCAACTCGGTGCGGTATCGGCCCAAGGTCAGGTCGTACTACGACAGGGTACGATCAGTACTTAGCCTCGCGTTCAAGCTCTGCGTATTAGCAATGGCTGGCATAGGGCTATATATTGCGAGTTCGTTCGAACCTCCCGAATATTCTAGCGCAAGCAGCCTGATTAGCCGGCCATCATACGTTCCGCGGACCTGCAGAACGGCCCAGTCATCCGCACATCGTGGTCAGCCAGGTTATTTTGCGCACCTCGATCGCGATAAGGATGGCATTTCCTGCGAGCCTTGGCCGAGGTAGCTATCTCAACTTCACATTCGATTGATTGGCCTTGCGAACGGTGGCAACGATGGTCGCAGGCAGTTCACGCCTCATCTGTGCCAGAGCTTGCTCTGTACGCGCCACTGCTTCAACGGAGGCGCCGCGGTTGTCGATTGTGGGGTTGAAGTGAACTACAACGCTCTGCCCACCGCTTCCTGCTGCTCGCAGTGGCGGCATGCTCGGCGCAGTCAGCCGATGGTTCGGGATGATTTGCGCACCCTTCGGCACGTTCATCAGTTCCGGACCTTTTTCACCAACCCAAGCCAGACCACCTGGTGCATTGTTGGTGCCACCTGCAAAACCCATAATTTTGCCGAGGCCCGAGAAGATGTTGCCGAACGAGCCGCCAGCGTCATTGCTGGATGCTGGTTTGAACAATGAATCAAAAGCCTGGTTAAGAAGCATGTCACCAAGCTTCTTGGCCAGGTCTGACAACGCGTCGCCAAGACTTTTCGCACCCGTAATCGCGTCGATCGCGCCGCTTTTGAATGTGTCATAAAACTCGCCGGCAGCTTGCTCGGATTTATCTTGCGCATCCTGAACCTTGCGAAGTTCATTGGCCTGGTTGGCATACGCTGCCGACACCTCGTCGATTTTAGCCTTCTGATCGTCGGACAGCTTAATGCTCTCGAGGTCCGTCTGGCCTTTTCTACGGGCCTCCTCGCGAAGGTCAGCCAGAGCCGACTGTTCTAGGTCCAGAGCCATGCGTCGGCGTTCTTGGGCTTCGTAGCCCTTGCCCACCATGGCGGTTTCTTCAGCGAGGGCGGCAGTGCGGTCCTTCGTAGCCTGTATGTCGTCGTTGAATCGACTGTCTGCAGTCTTCTTTACCGCTGGTGTGCCTTTCGCCTTTGTGGCCTTCGCGGGCACTTTGTAGTCGTCCAACGAAACGGGTCGGATAGGCTTGCCGCCTGTTACGTCGAGCGTGGTGCCTGGTTTGTCCTCAGTCGCAGTAGCGCCAAACGCATCGTTAATGCGCTGCTGAATCTGACGGTCAGAACGATACGGCGTGGCGCCAAGCGATCGTCCCACCTCATCCAGTCCAGTTGCCGCACCGAATGCCGCAGACATCTCAAGGGCGGCAGTGGTGACTGCGCTCACCCATCCGTGAAGCGTTTGCAATGGCCCGACGAGCGAATTGATGATGTTTCCCGACTCTTTCATGGCTCTGGCCATTCTGTCTATGGTTTGCGCCAGAAGCTGTGCAGCATCAGAGTTATTATCGAACTGGCGGGCCGTATCGATCAAGATATTCTGAAGGCGAGTAAAACCCTGCGAAACGGTAAGCTGCGAACCGCCAACCTTGTCCTGCAGAGTGCTGGCGCCTGCCTCGAATGCGCGGAAGAACGCCTCGGACGACACCTTTCCATCCTTCACCAGACGGGTTAGCGCCGAGACCGAGCCGCCAGCTTCCTTTAGGCCAGCCGCGGTTGCTTGCAGGAGCGGCTGTGCCCCATCCAGCAAGGAATTGTACTCCTCAGCCTGAACAACGCCGTTACCGAGCGCCTGGGATAGCTGAAGCAATGCTCCGCTCGCCTCGGCGGCCGATGTGCCACCAACGCGCAACGACAACGCAACGTTGTCTGTGAATTTCAGCAATTCCTGCTGGCTAACGCCCAAATCCTTGGCCGATTGCGATGCGCGCCCGTACAGGGTGACTAGATCCTCGATCGGTGCGGCGTTTTTCTGCGCGCTGGCAAACAGACTGTCGTAGACGACATTCAATTGCTCGCCCGACAGGCCAGCAACCTTCAGGGCGTTGGAGATGCGGGTCGAAGTATCAATTAGCGCTTGGGCACCTTTCAGCGCACCTATACCCGCGAAGGCGCCAGCAATGACACCAGACGTGCCCTTGAACGCGTTACCGACGCGATCCGCGGAAACCTTGGCCTGTCGTTCCATGGACTTGAATTCTCGGCCGGTGATCTTGCTGGCGTTCTTCATTTGTCGCTCAAGCTGCGCCGTGCGCGCCTCGAGCGTGAGGATTAACCCCTCTTTGTCAGTTGCCATCCCATACCTTTCGTGCGGCCTTTTTTACCGCTCGTTTTGTGCGTGCCGCAGCGCGTTTTTTGTTTGACCTGTAAGAGACATAGAAAAATGGCTGTGCAGGCGCTCCCGGGTTCTTCGTACCTGCGAACATGCCCCCATTGAGATGCGCCGCACTTCCAAACTCCACGAGGTGCGCGTAAACCTTCGAGTTGCCCGCATAGATGGTGATGATCAAATCACCGTCTGATGCCTCTATCTTGCCGATACGCTGCGAATATTTAGGGGCATTGCCAAACGTCCACCCGATGCTGTCACGAAGATCGCCATCATCGACGGCGACCAGATTTCGCATCAGCGTGACAATCTCTTCTGCACTCTTCTCCATGGCCAAGCGGGCAGCGTCATGCACAGCTTCGGCCATCCGTGCCATTTTTCGTTGGACGCGAGCCAGCCCGCCGTCATCCATCGGTGGGCGCTGGTGCTGGTGCGTTATTGCCGAAGAAGGCTGCCTCGAGTATCTGCAAGGACAGCGTCATGTTCTCAGATAGCGGCCGCCCTTCCACATAACGCTCAACAAGCTTCAGCGCCGCAACAGGTGCAGTGCCGGCGCCAATGAGTGCGAGCCGAATTATCTCCTTAATGTCCGCGATGAGGTAGATTCCCTCGCGATGCATCCTGTTGAACGTGCCGAACAGGCTGCGATTGAATTTCTCTTCCCACTCGATGGCTGCTTTCCAGCCGAATTGAAAGTCGTAGTTACCGTCGCCGAAAGGCTGGGTGATGCGGGCGTAGTGGTGATTGTCAGGCATGAATTCTCCATATGAAAAGGCCCGCGCGATGGCGGGCTGTGTGAATTGTGCGGGGGGTCTGACCGGGACCAGAAGTTGCGATCCACCCTTGGTCGTGGCATCGTGGGTCACCTTGGAGGTGCTCAAATGCGCGGTATCTGGATCCTTGCGATTACCTCTATTTTTTCCTGCGACGCAAACGCTCAGACGTCGGCCGAGTATGCCCTTATGGCAAAGCGATCTGTCGCAGCTTTTATGTGCGTTTCTCTCGCCGCTGGGCTGGAGGATAAGCATCAAGAATATAACCGACTATTCGGCATTGCGTATAATGAAGGGAAGCGATTTCTTGAAGCCGCGATGCAGGGGAAAGTAAGCCAGCACGATATGGGTACTGAGGTTCCTATGATCTTTAGTTTAAGCGGGGATTCTCCGAACATAGATTTCATGCTGGGGAGGATTGCAGCTAAAGCTGATGACGAAGTCTTTAAGAAAGTGTATCTGGATGATCAACGTAGGACGTTCCCCGCGGACATAGTGAGGAACAACTTTGAAGATCAATATAGGCAACACAATTGTGATCTACTTTAGCCCTAACGCACCCTCAACAGGGGTCATATTTTCAATTGCAGGTGCGCGCGAAAAGGAGCCCAAACGGTCCGGCGCCCGTCGATCTCTGAACATTGATGCCCCCCTTGGTGGGCAGGTTTCACGAAACTTTTTTTATACAGGTTTAGAGTCGCGATTGGGGCAGCACGGTCCCTGGCCGTGACACCCCATACATTGAGGGGGGCTAGTCCTTAAGCCTCTGCAAGGCACGCATAAGTGCAACGTGAGCACCATCGGCTAAGACTCGGCCTGCCTTCACGTCATCACGAAGCGAACTACCCTTGGTGTCAACGACATCGATAAAAGCCTGCTTCACGGCGCCCGCCTTGACCATGCTGATTTCGACAAGATCAGCCTCCAATATGAACCGAACTCGCTCACCTCCCACTTCTTTATATTCCTGGCGAAGGGTACGGCTGCCTGCCGACATCGCTGTTATCCTGCGACTGCGCACTTCCGCAATCAGTGGCGTTGGCGGATTCTTCAGGCGAAAGGCCAAACCCGTCTCATCGGACATCAGCTCCAAATCGTCATCAGTACTGGCCATCTCCGTTCCAGACTTGTGGTCAATCCAGAATTCTATCCGCTTCCGGCTTGCTAGCGATGCATCAAAGCTCCCCTTCACAAAGACATCGACGGCACCCTTAAACACGTGGGGTTTGTTGTATCTAACGACGTAGCCTTGCAGCGCTTCCTTTCCGCTTGCCTTGCGATCGACCGTTGGCATGGATTTTACGTCAGCGATGCGTCCACCAACTGACGTAATCGGCCCGCCAAAAAATGATGTTTCATATTCGCCACCGCCCGATCTGGCGCTAAAGGGGCCATTCGCTCTAACTTCATATTCGCGCATCTAGCGGTACTCCACTGGAATTTCTGACACGGTGATGTAGCCCCGCTTCAATGCATCGCGCAGTGCGTAACCAGCGTCGCCGTTGCGATCTAGTGGAAAGCCAAACAGGTCCTGCCCGAAGTCATCGAGACCAGACACGTTAATACCAGCCCGCTCAAGTCGACGACGGATTTCGCCGTACTGATTATGGGCCTTTGCGGCAGCGGCAATGTGACTGAAGAACTCTGCAGCGCACTCTCGTTGATCTGGCAGAAATTCAGAGATCACAACGCGGCTGGCCTTCCTGTGCTCCTCATTGATGCGATTTGCGAGTAGGTGGAGCGCATCTTGTATGTCCTGCTTCTCGCGCGCGATCTTGCCCATTTTTTCGCGAACGGACAGCGGTGGTTCGTAGTTAATTCCCTCGACGATCGCGTCAACACGTTCCTTCTGGAAATCGCGGCCCTGCTCGTCAGCAATTGCTTTTCGAATGTTGCGGGACTCCTCGTCGAGTTCAAGGTTGCGATTTGATAGTTCCGCCTGGCGAGTTCGAAGTCGCGCGTATTCGGGTGATACGTCGGTCAATTCGGGAATGGAGCGTTCTTTTTTAGTCATGTTCTGGATTCTCCGTTGGAAGAAGGTCACGTGCGATTTTTCGCAATGCGCTGAGTGGAAGCAGGAAGAATGATTGCGCGAGCTCCGGGCGGTCTTCGGTGCTGCGATATGTGCAAATGACGGGAGCACCCGCAAAGTCCTGGCCGCGGATGTCGAGCATCGGGACGGTCTGCCCGATCAGTAACGAACCATGACGGAAGTCGATCTTAGGTTCATGCCAGCCCGCGGCCGTCTCAATAAGGTCTAGGAGCTCGGTTTCAGCTGTTTCCTTGCCTGCGCCTGCGAACAGGTGAAGCCGGCCAACCCGCCATTCTGCGTCTCCCGCGAGACCGAGCGACGAAGCCGATAGAGCCAAGACAATGCGCGCAACATCGCGCGGGGTAGTGGTGGGACTGATAGGCCTGCCAACGCCAATTCGACGCCCCTTTTTGAGGGCTATGATAACCTGGCGGATGAATGGCAACGGGAGGCCAGTGGCGGTTTGAATAACCCCCGGCATGTCTCGAGCCAGCACCCTATGATGTGCTGTTTTCATTTTATGAATTCCATTTATTGATGAAGGGCAAAAAAGGGGTGACCAAGGCGAGCGTAGGCCCTAACGGCTTGATTTTGCCACGCTCGCCTTGGTCCAGGCGCTTCTGGACACCTGTTGTGTTCGGCTGCCGGTCCATCCGCGGTCAGCCGAATCTTTGGAAACTGCAGCACCGTGTCCGGAGGAGTTTACAGAACACGGTGCGAGATCGACCTGCGTGTGCGAAGTGCAGGTGATGGGGTGGTCTGGTGAACCCGCCAAGATGCAACCAGACCTTGCGACGTAACCAATCGAGGTGCCGCAAAGAAAAAGGCCGCATCGCTGCGACCTCCTAATCTGTCATTAGAATACGTGGTCAGTTGAACGCGAGGGCACACCCCTTATGCAGCCATCACCAAATAAGTATCGATTGCTTCATCAACAGCAGCAACTCCACGGCGCTGGGCATACTTTCCATGATAGCCAAGAGCCTCGCCAATCTCTTCAGCCTTGGCGTCGGTTGTGGCAAGCTCCAATATAATCCTGGTGTCGTCGTCCATGCGAGCCTTCAGCCTCCTGTGGTCGATGCGCTCAACAAACCTGTCCTCCCATGTCAAAGTCCCTCCGCCCTGGCTTTTGGACTGCTTGTTCTTTCGAATACCATGGAGGCCGGGGAAGTTGTTCTGCCTATCGCCATTCTTCCTGCGTGGCATCACTGGGCCTGGGCACTTTCTTATTGTGCCTGTGAAGGCAGCAAGCGCGGCCTCGTAGTCCTCGTAGGTCCATGGCTCCTGCTTCTTCCTGCCGGTTTCTTTGTCTTCAATCGTGGTGGTGTGTAGGGCTCTCTTGGGTGCAACTGGAGTGACAGCGGCCATGCGGTTGTGCGTCTCGTCGTCGGCAAGGCGGTTGGCTTCTGGAAACACCTTGGCTGGCGGCATGTCACTGGATTGAGTGCTCATAAGCTCTTCAAGCCAAATGTTGGACTCGCGTACGTTGTCGGCAATGCGCTTGTTATACGCAGTCTCTTCCCGCTTCCTTATGCTCATGGCTGCAATCTCGTCCTCAGTCAGGTCAGCGATTTCCTCGACCTGATCCTTGCCTCCTTTTGGTTGACGATAAGACTCCCATGGCTTGCGCCATACTCCGTCGCTACCCCGCCATTTTATCAATCCCCATTTGCCGCCGAAGTCGCTGCGAGGTCCGAACTTCAAGCCGTCGCATTCCATAACTTTGCCAGCAATCGGGTACATACTTAAGAATTCGCCAGAATACGGCCGAATGTTTTTGGTGGCCGTTTCTCCCGGTGCAGGCTGTTCGAAAACGATGTCTTTGCGGGCTGGCTCGCCATTCTGCCCGAAGGTAACATTGGCAAGAGTTGCCATCAGTTCCTCTGGAGAAGGCCGGTACTCGTCAAGGCAGTCTGTATTTAGGTCATCTGACAACCTAGATATGTGCTTCTCATTCTCCCGCCAGTTATCGTTTGCTGCCACGGGCGCCGCTGCTAGGTCGTCATTAGCAGACGCATACGCGGCAAGCCCTTTTGCGCGTTCTCCATCCATTGAGCGGATATAACGAGTTGCTGTCGGCCACGCGCGTACTGGAATAATCTTGCTGTCGTTGGCCGGCAGGGTGGCCATTATGGCGTCTTTTGTATCTGTCCACGCCTTCACGGGGCCGTCGCCAGACATTCGGATGGTCACACCTTTACGTGGCTTCAGGGTCTCAGGTGCTCGCCTGATGTCTTTTAGGATTGGTACTTGTTCGGATTTCGGTATTGGTACCGAATCCCACTGCCCTTCAATCTTGATGAGTTTATATTGAGCAGTCCGACGTAGTTGAGGCTCGTCGTCGTTATAGTTATCGTTCCCGGCTGTCTGGTTCATGCGAATGTATTCATGTGGCAGGTTCCTTTTGTTTAAGCCGGCGTCATTGCCGGCGTATCTACAGTTGCTGGTAAACATCCATTCGCGCAATCAAATGCGTGAATGTATCCCCTCTATACTGTGAGCAGATGATATCAGATCGATTCCTGATCAGTGCTAACGTGGCATTTACTCAAAAAATAAACGTGGCGGGGGAGGCCGGCGTTCTGGCAAACGGTTTATAAACGAGCACATCAGTCATAAAAAAAGACTCGCGGGAAGATGGCAAGTTCAAAACTTTGTGCGGTTTTTCCCTGTTATCCACATAAGTGACACACAAGTTATTGCGGTCACAATTATGTAAAAAACTATGACTTGACGCTTGCATACGAGTCATTTTTTAATAGTCGTGGCGTTGCGTTAGTGGCGCGACCGGAGTGTCTGTAACCGGCCTTTTTCCAGTTTATCCAGTGTTTGCCAGAGCTTGCACCCTATGGTGCGCGCTAGCGACAGGCTATGTCTAAACAGGCCGATCGCTTATGCAAAGATAGATTATTTTGTAGGGTAAATGGCCAATTAACACTATAATTAGTGTTTACAGGCATCAATTGCACCAGATACTGTGGCGCTTGTTAAGGACCTAGCAAAACTGCCCCGGTCACCAAATACACGGCAAAGGGTCCGCAACTTCGGCGACATCGAACATGATAACCAAAGATAGAAAGGTAGGTGAAAGCAGAAATGAAGATTGGAAGGAACGCAAGCACTGGGCGCTTCACGACGGTTGCAACCGCCCGAAACAAGCCCAGCACCCACGTAGTCGAAACGGTCAAACCACAGCCACCTAAAAAGTAGTTGGGTTGGATCCCGAGTCGGGCGGCTTCCCGCAAAAGCTGCCGCCCGGTTCCTTTTCTAAGAGTGTTTGCAGACGATGTCACGTTTTTGATTACCACCGCGGCAAGTTTTCCCGCCTCTAGTGATCAGTAATCGATTGAATCTGCGGACACTCATCTCTCGCCGGAATGATCTGGCGAGAAAATTGGAACCTATAAGGAAATTCCGAAATGTCTGACGTTCAAGTTACTGGTATTAATAAAAAGGACCGCTTTAGCTCACACGAGGGTATCACTCACCTGGGGGCAGCGAACTGGAAATGGACGCGAGCGGCCGTAATCAAGTCGATCGAAGAAAAGTCCAATACGTTCTACACTTTGGTCAATGGCAACCGCGGAAATATCGGCGTGGTAAGCGGACAGAACGGCAAATATGTCCGCACTTACGCAGACGGTAAGTGGAACGATAATCTTCTTTCACTTCCTGAACTGGCCTAA